ATCACCGATGTAATAACCATGGTTCACAAAATGAAATACGCTGAGGGATTGGACTATGTCGTAGTTGATTACATTCAGAAGATTACAAGCCCTGGAGCGCAGAATAGAACCAATGAGGTAGGTGATGTATCTCGTAAGCTAAAAGACATGGCAAATGAGCTTAAAATACCTATTGTGGCCCTTGCACAGTTATCTAGAGCAGTAGAACTAAGAACTGATAAGAGACCAATACTAAGTGACCTTAGAGAGTCTGGAGATATAGAGCAAGATGCTGATATAGTTTCTTTCCTATTTAGACCCTCTTACTACCTGCCAGGAAACGAGAGAGATACTAGTCCACTAGCTAAGCAGGGATTTGTTTACATCGCTAAGCATAGAGATGGAGAGTTAGCTGATATAGAGCTAGAGTTTGACTCTGAGATACCAGCGTGGCAAAACATAGGAGATACTGGCGATTACGATGATAATACAGTACAGACTTCCATAGAAAGATTTGATAATAATAACGATTTTGATTTTTAATTATGTACGAAAAGAATGTAGAGCTATTTAAAGGCGTAGAAAGAAAGTTTGCTAAATCAATAGAAACATTAGGCAAGATAAACTTCTCCTCCAAGGAACAAGACATCCACGAGCATTGGGATGTATCTATTACCATGCAGATAGATGTCAAGGCTATGAAGAAAAAACATCGCAGCGATGATAAGACAAATGAAAATATCCACTATGTAGAGTTGAAAAATGTTTTAGGTAATCCTGGTTGGTTATATGGAGAAGCTCATTACTTTGCATTTGAAACAGAAGATTACTGGATAATGGTAGATAAGATTAGATTACAAGGCTTCATTAAAGATAAATGTGCCGCTAAAGAATGGTCAGAAATACCTGATTTTTATAAACTTACACAAAGAAAGCAAAGATTAGATATATTTACACTCGTAAAAACTATGGATTTAATATTTATTTGTGATAAAATGATTAAGAAAGATGAATAAGACACCTCAAGAAATGGCCGATTTGATATTTAAAGAATATCATAACTGGGTCAAGATAATAAATTATAGTCTTGAATCTAAAAGTATGATGGAAGCAATAGCATTAGACATGGCTATATTCGCTGTTGATACTACGTTAGAAAGCCACAATACTAAAGATGAGATAATATTTTGGAGTAAAGTTAAAAACTTACTAAAAGGTAAGTTACTAAATGGTAAGCTATGAGAAGAAGAAAAAAACAAAATAAAATTAAAAAAGTATTTTACAGAGCCCTTGTTCTTTTTAGACGTAAATACTTAAAGATGTCAAAGAGAATAAAAGAATTAAAAGGTTTAAAATGCGTTAATAATGAGTTTGACTAATCCAGATATATACTGTATGACACTCGTTATACGTGTGGTATTTCCATCCAAGTCTAAATACAAGCCTAGTGAGATTAGGTACATTACATACGAAGATATACCTGTACTATCAGTAGATAAAGATATACCAGATAGAGAGAAGCATAGGTTATACCAAAAAACATTCGATGAAAAGATACATAAAGGTGATTTTAGTAAATACAATTTTAGCATTGTAGAAATAAAAAAATCTAAATTTTTATCTAAAATTTGTTATCAATATACTTTTTAGTACTTTTGTCAATCTAAATATAAAGAATATGGAAAAACAATTATTGCAAGTGCTTGAGTTTCAAAATGCTTTTGGAATTACTTGCCCAACATCTCCAAAGATGTTATCTAAGAAAAGAAGAGCTTTAAGACAGCTATTACTTGAAGAAGAAGTAGGTGAACTTAGAGAAGCTAAAAACATTATTGAAGTGTCCGATGCACTAATTGATATTCTTTATATTACCTACGGAACACTACATGAGAATGGATTGGCAGATAGAGCTGTAATGCTATTTGATGAAGTTCACCGTTCCAATATGTCAAAGGTAGGGTCAGATGGTAAAGCTGTGTTTAGAGCTGATGGTAAAGTAATGAAGCCAGAGACCTACTCAACTCCTAATCTGCGCCCTATAATTGAAAGAGACTTCTCACTATATAAAGAAAATGAGATACTACAGGAGTTAGCATCAATGGCTAAGCAAGAGAACGAAGATCGTATAGTAGCTAAAATAAAAAATAAGCTAAACATATTCGATAGATTCTTATTCTGGCTTAATGAGAAGATTGAGAAAAATCTTAAAAAGAAAGTTGAAGTTAAGTTTCCTGTTACATCAGCTGGTAACATCGTAGTAAAAGTTTACGATGAAAGCTATATAGTATGATAAGAAGAACTAAGTACGGTAATAAAAAATTAGAAATTAATGGAGTTAAGTTTGACTCTAAACTTGAATCATTTTGCTATGACCTACTTAATAAATTAAAATTTGAGTTTGAATTTCAAAAAAAAATAATACTTATAGATGGTTTCAGATACAACAAGAAAGCAATAAGACCTATCACGTTAACTGTGGATTTTGTAGTTAAGCACAACGATATAGACTACTACATTGATATTAAAGGATTTGCAACAGATGTATCTAAGATTAAATATAAGATGCTACGTTATCAGCTTAAAGATAACCCAAAGACAGATGTATTATGGCTTCACTCACAAAGAGCTATACTACAATTTTTAAACAATTTAAAAGAAGAAAAATGAGTGTAAACAAAGTAATCCTATTAGGAAATGTTGGGTCAGTTGACATTAAGTCATTTGACAATGGAGGTAAAATCGTAAATATCTCAGTAGCTACATCAGAGAGCTACAAAAAAGGAGAGGAGTGGATAAATAAAACAGAGTGGCATAGATGCTCTTGTGGTATTCCTGCTGTCGTAGAACGTGCAGATAGAATTAATAAAGGTGATATGGTTTACCTTGAAGGCTCTATCGTTACAAGAAGCTGGGAGAAAGATGGTGAGAAGAAAGAATCTAAAGAGATTTCCTTCAATACTATTCGAGTGATAAATAAAAATACAAAGTCTGATGAGTTTGAAACAGCAGCTCCTAAGACTAAGTCAGAACCTAAAACTGGTAAGCAAGTGCTTGATTCTATGGAAGATGATGGTGGATTACCCTTTTAATTTATAAAATATGGAAACGTACCAAGTAGATGCAACACCAGAAGATATAGGTGAGATAGTACAGATGATAAGAATACAACATCTTAGGATGCATGTAGATCCATTTGCTGAGAAGATAGGTGTTAAACCAAAGGTAGTTATACAAGTTGAAGAAGGGAGAGGTCCTCATGGGCTTCTCCTTCTTAAAAAGATAGCAGAGACTTTTCCTTCTGTTAAACTTGCTCTAGAAGTAACGTATTAATCGGTAAAAATCCGATTATCATTTAAAGAATTTACGCTTTTTATCACCTCTATTCTTAGACTGTGCTTGTTTAACAGTCTTGGTTTTGGAGATGTGACTTTCATCCATCCCATCTCCGTTACCATGCGTACCTTTTTCTCTGTTAATAGCTTGTAATATAGCTCTATATTTCTTTCTAGCAGGCGTGCTATGATATTCCTTATTGTACTCGTCTCTTTTCTTACGAGCATCTGGATTCTCTTGATAGAACTTTGCTGTTCTACTCTTTCCTCTTTTCGTACCTGCTAGTTTATTTCTCATACTACAAAGATAATAACATATCAATTAAGTAAGGATGAGGGTACATATCTACCTTTCCTCTCAATACATTCGTATGAGAATACATTCCTGGTACTGTCTCAGCTTTAGGGTCTATGACATCAAATCCATCAGCACCCTTAGCTCGTACATGCTCAATCAATCCCTTTCTAATATCAATATTGTATTTATCAGCGATAAACAATATCCATGACTTTAATGTCTCAATCTGAGTATCAGAGTAATCGTGCCAGAATTGAAATCCCCTAAATGGTTTAGCTAACTTAATTACTTGATCCGACTTAGCTGGAGTATTAACATACGTCTTTCCATTAACTATCTGACCCATGTTACATACCTCAATAGCTACAGAGTTTCTATGCATTACAGAGTTACCTGTACCTGTATGCCACCCATATCCTCCTTCTGGAAAAGCTTGAACCAACTCCCCATCAAACTTAGTGTTACCATCCTTAACAGACTGTCCGCCTAGTACAAATTCAGTAGCTACGTTACCTCTGTTATCTCTAGCCCACATATCAATTACTTGATAAGGGTTCTCCCATCCTGCTGTGTGATGTAAGAATACCCATTGTTTCTTTACAGGGCCAGCAAAATAAGTATTAGTAGGCATGTAATGCTTCTTAATATCTAAAGCATTAGTCATCTCAGTATTCTCAGCGTTATCAGTATTTAATATACCCATAGCAGCCCAGGTGTTCTTACCTACAATACCATCTGGAATTAATCCATGAGATTTTTGCCAATCTTTAACAGCTTTCTCTGTTCCAGGACCAAATATCCCATCAGCTGTAATCTTTAGGAACGCTTGTAATGTTTTTACAGCCTCTCCTTTACTACCTAATTTAAGTGTTGTCATTTTTTAATAGATTTAAAAGTGCGGCTAAAGATAATAGAAATGTAGCAAATAAAATAACAATCATTACTTTAATTTGTCTGCCTCTTCTTTAGCTCTTGTAACAAATCCTCTCAATGCTTTAAGCATATTCTTTCCTGTTACAGATTCGTAAGATTCATTGATTGATTTAACTTCTACTACTACGCAGAAGAACGCTATTACTT